GATCACCACGTTATATCTGGTAAGGACACGTAGTGCCTTTTCGATCTGCACTACATCGCGTGGCGCTTTAAACTTGTCGACAGTGTATTTCTTGCCTTCGATGGTCACCTCCTGTGCCTTGGCAATGGATCCGCCGAAAACCTCTACCAATACATCGTTATCCCATTCCATGAGGTTGAGCTTGACCTGTTTCAAACCGGTTTCCGAAGCCACCGTTTCGACCGGGACGGTCGGTTCTTCCTCGCAATAGAAGTTGGTCACGGTATCAGCTTCGGTGGTGAACGAGGCGGTTCCTTTCATGGTGCGTGCCAATTGTTTCATCTCGGCAGGCATACCACCTTCTTTATTTACGTCACCGAACAATGCGGCCTTCAAGCCAACCGATCGTATATTTTGTTTCGTTTCTGCCATAGCTTATAAATGAATTGAATGATTACCGTTAAAATAAATCCGATTAAAACACCGCTCGAACACCATTTGAGCCGTTGGCCGAAGGTGGCGACGGGAGCCTCTTTCTTTTCTTCCTTTTGCTCCGTCTGTTCCCCTCGGCTATAAAGCTGTTCTGCGAGTTCAAACACCAGGCGCTCGAGACTGTCGCAGCGGGCGGAAGCGATCACGTCACCCTCTCGGAAGGTGAGGCTGACGGTCGCCTGTCCGCTTCTCTCTGTATAGGCTGCCCCGCCGGGCAGCTTACGGAGGCTGTCCAGCGGGACACTGAGTGCCGCCCGGGCGGGTGGGATTATCTCGGGGGTAGCGCTTACCTTTCTGTCCCACACGAGACTGTCCAACCGGTGGATAGTAGTACTTTCGTTTATACTCCTGCACGAGCCGGCGAGCAGGGCAACGGTCGTACAGAGGGCAGAGCACCAGTTTTTCCAGGCAAGCCTCTTGTGCATAAAACCTTTCTTTGAGTTGCAAGACCTCTCCATGCAGTTCGTCGATTAGCCGTGAATCCTTTTCAAGCATCTCCCGGAACGCATCTTCCCGTTCACCCTTCAGCCGAAGCCGGACAAAAGGCAGGTCGGACAGCCATTTGAGCAGGACCATCAACCCGCCGCCGGCACCGAGAAAGTCGAAGAATACGCTCCAGTCCATACATCATGCTTTTTTCTTCTTGCGGGCGAAGAGCGAGATCAGCCATTGGATGAGTCCGGTTTCGGCAAAGCCCGAAGCGGCGATACCAGCACCGATGCCATACATCAGGGCGACCGTCCAGTCCAGCCCGGCGAGAAATCCTAATTCCTGCCACCAGCCGAACATACAGATGCCGATGCCCAGCACCCAGTTCAGCGCCATGCCCACCCAACCGGGCATCTGTTTCCAAAAGCCGCGGATCGTCTCCACGATCACCGGCACACCTGCCACGATCGCTGCCAGCGAGGCGAAGATGTCTTCATAGACGGGCGTGTCCGACAGCGGATCAGCGGCCACCACCTGGGCCATCACGGGGATGACCATCGCGTAGAGGGCCAGGATGGCAAATAAGATTCTGTTTACATGTTTCATTTTGATTTCTGATTTTAAATTGTTTTTATCCACTCTTGCACGTCGAAGGACGGGCAGGCCTTTGCCGCCAATTCATTGTGGCCGACGATTTGTACCGAGGGGAAGCGGCGGCGGAAGTCCCTCACATAGTTTGCGAGGGCTTCCAGCTGCTTCGTCGTGCGGGTATCCTTGGGGGTCTTGCCGTCGATGTCCACACCACCGACATACACAATGTGCCGGGCTGTCGAGTTGTGCCCTTTTGCCCCATTGGTCACCTCCCAAGGATCCACCACATCGTCTTCATTGTTGGCCACTAATCGTTCCACTGTCCCGTCGAGGTGTATCATGTCGGTATAGCCGACCTGACTCCAGCCGCGGCCGCCTTTATGGAGCGGGGAGGTATGCCAACGGCGGATATCGTCCGCCGATACTTCACGGCCTGCAGGGGTGGCGGTGCAGTGGATGACGAGGAGTTTGAGACGTGCCATAGACTAAGAAATAGCAGATGTTGCCAGCTCTGCGTAGGCATTGCCGTCCCACATCAAGGTGGTTACTTTCTTCTGTGCGCAATTGGCTCCTCCGACGGTAGCGACGGCAGCACCTTCATTGCGGACAATCAGGAGCGATCCCGGCTGTACTTTTGTTTCCACATCGATGGTTTCAGTGGTCGCCGGGGAGACGGTCACCAAAGCGGGATTGGCATCATGCACGATGCCATTTTTTTCCACTTTGCGGTCTACGGCGACAGGGAAAGGAATGGTCACCAGGCGTTCGCCTTCTTCGTTGTAAGGGGCGTAGAAGTCGAAGCTCCTACGCGATTTCATGTTGATGTAACTCATTGTCGTATCTGTTTTTTAAGTGAAACATTATGCCTTGGGCGAATAGACGGCCCCCAAGTATTTGCCCGTTACCGGAGTGGCGACACCACGCATATTGAAACCGACCACATCGCCACGGTATTCGGGATCGTTCAAGCGGTAATACATATCCACCGTTCCACGGGCACGGGCTACCGCCTCCTTGTAATAGAAAAGGGAAGAAGGCGCGTCGGTAGCTGCCACTGCCGCATTCCAGGGAGCTTTCTGGCCTGTCGTGCCGTTGTACTTCGGAGTAAGGGATGAACGGACTACGGTGAAGGAGAACAGTTTGTTTTCGTTATAGAACGCCTTGTACATGTTCAAGTCCTGCATACGGAGATCCATCGCGTGCATCGGGTTCAGAATCAAGATACGTCCTTCGGTCGGAACTTCCAGTTCGTCGAACGCCAGTTCCATGTCCATCACCATTTCGTAGGTCATGGCCTTGTAGCCCCTCGCGTTGCTATTACCGTTGGCGGCTTTCACCGGTGTAAAGTCACCATTAGCGGCCGGAGCCCAGTTGAAGGCAGCCAGGCGTGCGAACTTCTGCCGGAGCGAGTTGCGGTGTCCCTCGATCACGCTCTGGCGTTTTTCGGCGGACTCTTCGATTTCGATGGCGTTGATATGTACCGTGTTCTCGGTATCGAAACGCTTCAGTACGATTTCGTGCGGGATGTCGGTACGTGTCACGATAGGAATCGGGTACAATTCATTGTCGATATACACCTCCGGATCCACGCCGGCCTCCTGCAAGTGCAGTTTGTCGTTGTCCACCCAGGCATCCAGGCTCTTCGAGTGCGCGAGGAACGAGTCCGAGGGGTAAAACTTCTCGATAATCTCCGGAATCCAGATTTCACGGTTCAGTCCTTCAGCGAGGCATCCGGACAGGTTCAGCGGAATCAGGGACAGGCCCATCTGCAGGGCGAACATTGTCCCGTGGCTGACTCCCAGGACGGAGGCAAAGGCTCCGCTCGTAAGGGCATTGAAAAGCAATGCCGTAATTAAGGAAACAATAAATTTCGTTTTCATTCTGATTGTTTGTTTTATAAAGGTTTATACTTGTTTTCAGGCAGGGTATTTGCCGTAAGCCTCGAAGAACTTCTGTTTGTAAAGTTCCCCGTCCTTCTTCAATTCCTTCAGACGGTCCGCCTTTACGATTTCGGAGAAGGTCATGTCGGCGAGTTTCACGCTACCCGTACCGCCCGGGGAAGCGGGCTGAATCTGCTTCACCACGCTGATATGTGGCGGGATTGCCTCGAGCTGTGCCTTGGCCTGGTCAAAATCGGCATCGAACATCTTCAGCCAGGCCTCCTTGCCTTTCGCGTCCAGCCGTCCGTCCTTGATGGCCGCGTCCACCAAGGTGATGGCGGAGGCTTTGCGTTCATCTTTTTCCTTTTTCTCGAAAGCCTGTACCTTCGCGTTCAGCGCCTCTTTCTCTGTTTTCAACGTGACGTTCTCCGTCTGGAGCTGGTCACGGAGCCGGATGATCTTTTGTACTTCGTCGGCAATGGCCTGTTCGCTTGCATTGTCCGACAGTTTCAATAAACCTGTTAAAATTGTCATTTGCGTTTCATTTTTATGTGATACATGGATACCGGAAGCGGTATCGAACAGTTTGATCAATGTGCCTTTGTCGTTCAGGTCCATCCGCTTGTTCTCCTTGTCGTACAGAGCCAGTGCGTTGTGGTTGCTCCCGATGGTGCAGATGGAGGCTTCACGCGCTGTCCAGGTGACCATGGTCGGATAGGTCTGTCCGGGCAACATCAGCGACGGATCGTCCGAGCTTTTCCCCGGCCATCCGCCTATGCTGGCTGCCTTGAGGAACCCGCGTTCCACCTTGCCCATGACGGCTACGGCTCGTTCGTCGTCTTCGTCAAACACGGCATCGGCCAGGATTTGGGTTCCCTCGACGCGTATGTTCTCCCAGCGGCCTATCGGCAGGTCCCAGTCGTCATGGTTGAGCAGCATGACCGGGTTGTTCTTGAATACGGACAGGTCGGCTCCCGATGTCAGCATCCGGAACCCTTGCGTATTGACCGTCTCGTCGTGTAATATGAATGTCTTTTTCGGCATCGTTTTTTTTGATTTTCCACCCCAAAGTTGTGGGATAAAAACGAGCCGGAAAAATCGCACTGTAAGGGTTACGTCTCACTTGCAGTTTGTTTACATCTGTTTGTACGGTAGCACTTTGCGATTATTCCAACCCGAAAATCGCTCGTACTTTTGAGGGTGCAAATCAACAAAATATAGACAGGCATGGGTACGGATTTAAGCATAAAGCAAAAGAAGGAGTGGGCAAAGATGCTCTACCTGAAGGAACACCTCACGCAGGCGGAAGTGGCCGAGCGTGTCGGGGTCAGCAAACAGACGCTTTGCAAATGGGTAAAGACGGAAAAATGGGAGGAATTGAAGGCTTCCGTCAGCCTGACACGCGAGGAACAGTTGGCCAACCTCTACCGGCAGGTGGCGGAGATCAACAAGGCCATTGCCAGGCGTGATGAGGGGGAACGGTTCGCCACCTCCAAGGAGGCCGACACGATCAACAAGTTGGCGGCCGCCATCGAAAAGATGGAGAAGGAGACCGGGATCGCCGACATTATCAGCGTTTCCAAAGGCATCCTCGACTGGATACGCAAGACGGACACGGAAAAGGCGAAGGAACTCAGCTTTTATTTTGACGCTTATATAAAAGACCGGCTCAAATGAAACCACTCAAAAACATAGATAAACAGGCTCTTGAAGATTGGGATGCCTACCTGAAGTCCATCCGTAAAGATACGGCAGTCGATTTGGATATGCCCTACGAAGAGCGGCAGAAGCGGTTGGCCTACTTAGAGAAACATCCGTTGCTCTGGATCAAGGAGATGTTTCCGAACTATGCCAAATACGAGTTTGCCTCCTTCCATAAAAAGGCCATAAAACGGCTGGTTGATAGCCCTAAGAACTGGTACGAGGTCTTATCCTGGGCGCGTGAGCTGGCCAAGAGCACGGTCGTCATGTTCGTTGTCCTTTTCCTGGTCCTGACCGGAAAGAAGCGGAACATCATCCTCTGCTCCAACAGCCTCGACAACGCCATCAAGCTGCTTGCCCATTACCGGGCACAACTGGAGGCCAACCAGCGTATCCGGTTCTATTACGGCGAACAAAGGGGATTCAAATGGACGGAAGACAACTTCATCACCAAGGGGGGAGCCTCCTTCATGGCGGTCGGGGCACGGCAAAGCCCGCGTGGTGTCAAGATCGAGGAGGTACGTCCGGACACGATCCTCGTGGATGATTACGACACCGACGAGGAATGCCGCAATCCGAAGATCGTGAACGACAAATGGAACTGGTTCGAGCAGGCGCTTTATTTCACCCGTTCTTTCTCGGAACCCTTGCTCACGATCTTTTGCGGGAACATCATCGCCAAGGACTGTTGCGTGGCACGGGCCGGCAAGAAGGCGCTCGAGCTGTCACGCCGGGAGAAGCCGATCGGGAACTGGGACATCATCAACCTGCGCATGGTGGATATCAACCACCCGGATCCCAAGAACGATTTCGCCTACGGGACTTCCGTCTGGCCGGAGAAGAACGATGAGGAGACAATCGACGATGTCCTTGCACAGGTGAGTGCCGCCAGCGCACAAAAGGAGTGTTTCAACAACCCGGTGACCGAAGGGTGCTATTTCAAGGAGATCAAGTGGGGACCGGTGCCGCCACTCCACAAGTTCCCGTTCCTGGTCAGTTACGGCGACCCCGCCCCGTCCAACAAGGTATCCAACAAAAAGGGGGTGAAGAAGCTCGGCTCCTACAAGGCCAACTTCCTGATGGGCGTGCTGGACGGGAACCTGTATGTCATCACCGGATACCTCGACCACGTGAAGAACGAGGAGTTCGTCAACTGGTATTATTATCTGCGCGACTATGTGGCTGACCGGACACAGGTGTACAACTCCATTGAGAACAACAAGCTGCAAGACCCGTTCTACGAGCAGGTGTTCGTCCCGCTTTTCCAAAAGAAATGGGAAGAGACGGGGTACATCATCCCCATATCGCCCGACCTTCGCAACAAGCCGGACAAGTTCGCGCGTATCGAGGGGAACCTGGAACCCCTGAACCGTGCCGGGCGCATGATCCTGAACATCGCGGAGAAGGACAATCCCAATATGGCCCGCCTGGAGGAACAGTTCCTCCTTTTCGACGACGGACTGCCGGCACCCGCCGACGGTCCCGACGCGATAGAGGGCGGTTTTTTCATCTGCCAGCAAAAGGCGATGGTGGTCAAGGCGGGCAGTTGTGCCGTCGGGACACGCCCCAGGAACCGGAAACGTTTTTAACCCAAATACACATTCTATCATGGCATTTTTGACAATACAGGAATTGAACACCCACCTGCATGACGAACAGGTCGAAACCATTACGCGGGGGGACGAGACCATCGCACAGGCCGCCATCGACGCGGCCATAGCCGAGGCGAAAGGCTACCTGACACGTTTCGACTGCACACGCGTTTTCTCCGCTTCGGGAAACAAGCGGAACCAGTTGCTATTGATATTCGTCAAGGATATCGCCACCTGGCATCTCATCAACCTCTGCAATGCCGGGACGGACTTGAAGTTCCGGCAAGACCGCTACGAACGGGCCATCGACTGGCTGAAGGCCGTCCAGCGGGGTGACGTCTCGCCCGACCTGCCCGACCGGGAAACAGAAGAAGAAACGGGAAGCAACGCCCCGATCGGCCCCATCGCGTATGGCAGCAACCCCAAGCGGTGCCAGCATTTCTAAAAGACCGTTAGAACGCTGTTTGAGCGGTCGTATAATCAAATGAAAACAGAAACATGAATCATGGCAAAGAAAAAAAAGAAAGTGGCCGTAAAAGGCCCGGATTCGGTCGGAACGAAACAACGGCCGGTCCATACTGAAATATTGGTCCGCCCCATCCACCGGGGCGTGAACGACATCGGTTCCTGGCGGAGCGCCCTCCGGCTGGCGGACTTGGGGAACCGGACGAAATTGTACGACCTGTTTACCGACCTGCTGATCGACGGCTACCTGTCGGACGCCATCGACAAACGCATCGACGCGGTGACGGACGCGGACCTCGCTTTTACCATCGACGGCAAACAGGTCGACGAGATGGACGCGCTGATGGACACGCCGGAGTTCGAGTCGCTCCTGCGCGAAATCATGCTCTCGCGCTTCTAGGGCGTGTCGCTGGTCGAATGCCTGTTCCTGGACGGGTTCGGTTTCAAGTCCATCCCGCGTAAGCATATCCGGACAAAGACCAAGGAGATCGCCATCCGGGAGGAGGACGAGCACGGGATACCCTACGCGGACAACGACCTGATTATCCAGTTCGGAAGTGACGACGACTTCGGCATCCTCCTGCGTGCCGCCCCCTTCGTCATCTACAAACGGGGAGGCTTCGGCGACTGGGCACAGTTTGTCGAGCTTTTCGGTATGCCCCAGCGGATCGGGAAATACAGCAGCATGGACGAACAGAGCCGTCGGGCGCTTATCCAGGCATTCGAGGAGGCAGGGTCGGCTCCCTACTTGGTCATACCCAAGGAGACGGAAGCCACGCAGACGACACTCAGCAGTTCCGGGAACGGCGCTCTTTACAACGATTTCCGCAACGCCTGCAACGAGGAGATACTGATCACCGTCTTAGGCCAGACCATGACCACGCAAGACGGCAGCTCGCTCGCGCAGGGGCAGGTCCACATGGCTGTGCAGGAGAAGAAGCACCGGGCGGACCGCCGGTTTGTCGAACGGATGTTGAACAAGTATTTCGTCCCGCTCTTAGAGAAACGGGGGTATCCGGCCGGTGGTGGCAGGTTCAAGTTCCTGGACAAGGCGCAGGAGATTTCCGTCGAGGAAACCGTCCTGCTCTCCGACATCCTGCCCATCCCGCAGAGCTACCTGTACGAGAAATACAACATCCCGCAGCCGGAGGGTGACGAGGCCATCGCACGGAAAGAACAACATCCCTCATTCGTGTTGCCTCCGGACCCGAATGATCCGGACGACCCGGAAGGGAAAGCGGCCGCCATCCGGAACAACGACCGGAGCTGGCTCCTCCGCCTTTGGGATTTTTTCGCAGGAGCCCCGCAAGTCGGGGCGACCGATGGCAAAGCCCGCATCCGCCTCAGTGACGACACGATGCAGAACCGGATCATCAACCGGGTGGCGGACAGCCGGGGTAAGGCATTGTTCGACGCGGAACTGTTCCGTTTCTTCGCGGACGACTTCGTCCGTGCCGTCGGCAAGGGACGTTCCAAGGTGGTCGGGCTTGCCGATACCGCTTTCACATACGGGGCACGGGACGACGCTTTCATCACCTCGATGGAAATGAATGTCTTCCACTTCTCCGCCGCCAAGACGCTGGCGGAGCTTCAGGAACTGAACAGCCTGTTCCGGGAAAGCGGCAGCTTCGAGGAGTTCCACAAAAAGGCCTTGCAGACGACGGACGTCTTCAATAAGCGGTGGCAGCAGACCGAATATGAAACGGCGGTCCTCACCGCCGAGTCTGCAAGCAACTACCAGCGGCTGGTCGGGAAGACGAAGCTTTTCCCTTATTGGGAGTACAAGACGGCCGGGGACGACAAGGTGAGGGAGGAACACCGGAAACTGGACGGACTGGTCCTTCCGGCCAATGATCCGAGGTGGGACAAGATATTCCCGCCGAACGGGTGGAAATGTAGATGCTACGTTGTCGCCCTTATGGGACATGAGGTAGAAGATCTGGATCTGAAAACGGAACAGGATCGTTGTGACAACTATTTCAACACGAAAGAGTGGAAACAGGTCGAGGTGCAGCACTGGGACGTGAACCGGGGAAAGACAGCCGAGGTGTTCACCCGCAATCAGATGTACATACAACAGTTTCCGGACAAAGCCTCCAAACTTGTCGGTAACCTGTATTATAACGACTACGGGCTGGATTCGTTCGGCAAGAAACTGGCCGAAGCCACAACTGAAGCCCCCGCAGCATTTGAAGGGAGAAAAGAGGATTGGCTGTCCGAACACAAATGGATAGTGGATTACAAAGGACGTCAAGTGGAGATGACGGAAAAGGTGTTCACGCGCCATACATCCGGAAAGTACACAAAGACACGGGTACCTTTGTTGGACTGCATACCGGACGTGTTGGCCCATCCGGACGAAGTATGGATAAACGATTATGTAAAGCCGAAGGATTTCCGGAACATGAACTTTATCAAATTTTATAAAGAGAAGGTCATCAATGTTATTTGCGATGTGACAGACGCAAAAAACTACCGGATTGCCACTTGGTTTGAAATCTATCCGAACGCCAAGATTGCGGATAAGACGAAAAAAAGCCGTAGGATTGACCCACGCTGGAGATACAGAAGAGGATTATTGATAAAAAAATCGCGGGAATAAGTCCTTGCGTCCGTCCGCCGACTGGGATGCGCCACACGTGACGTTTCCGCCTCGCCGGATTGGATGGCCGGTGCCAGATTCCCACTTCGGATTGATTCCTTCAGGGCTTTCTTATTCAATATTCGACTCTCGTGCCCCCGTCATCCGCGAGGTGCTTGCAGTTGATAAACGTCCTGAAGAAACTTCTTGGTACAAACATATAAAATATTTCAATATGAACTTCAACGAGTTGGAAAATTATTTAAGCTCCCTGCCGGACAAGATACTGGACGATGCCGCCGAGATTGTGGCCGAGACCGCTACCTCTTATTATAAGGAGCGTTTCCGCGAGAAGGCTTTCGACGGGAATCCGTGGGCGCCGGCAAAGATTCCGCGCCGGAACGGGTCGCTCCTGATCGACAGCGGCAACCTGATGGGCAGCATCCGCCCGGCATACGTCGGGCGCGACAAGGTGGTCATATCCGCCGGCAACGACAAGGTGGACTATGCCAAAGTCCATAATGAAGGGTTCACCGGCCGGGTAACGGTACCCGCCCATGTGCGCCATACCTCCAAATACGGGAATGTAGAGGTAAGAGAACACACCCGCCAGGCGAACATACCGGCACGTCCTTTCATGGGGCGGTCGGACGAACTGGCGGAAGAGATACACAAGCGGCTGGAAGGATATATCGACACATTAAAATAACAGCTTATGAACAAAGACATTTTTGTCTCGCTATGCGACCGTTTGGAAAAGGAGGTTCCGTCCCTCCGTTGGATCGATGAAGACCTGGGGCAGTTGAACGTGGGCAATTCCACGCGGCCGGCGGTGGATTTCCCCTGTTGCCTGATCGACATCGAGTATTCCGGTTGCCGGGACCTGACCGACCTGTGCCAGTTGGTGGATTTAAAGATCACACTCAAATTAGCTTTCCCCTACCAGGGGGAATCATACAACAAGGCACCCGAAAAGGTAAGGGAAAAGGCGTTGGACCGTTATGCCGTCATCAGCGAAGTACACGATTGCCTGCAAGGGTGGACGGCGGATGAGATATTCTCGCCGTTGAGCCGCCGGAGCGGACGGCCTTCCGTCATGGCCGGCGGCATCAAGACGTACACGCTCGTCTATGGCACTACCTTTGAGGAATACCAATAAAAAAGCGGGGTGACAGATGCCCCGCTTTTCAGTTTTCCCAGTTGCGATACGGGTATTCCTTTTTCAGTTCCCGTATATCTTTCTTGCCTTTGTACAAACCGTCCAGGTAATCACCGAAGTCAAGTAAGGCGTTGCTGATCGTGCGGTCTTCCACATGGAACTCCTCCGACAGGATGCGCATCACGTCGTCAAAACGCCTCCGGCGTATTTCCGTCCAATAGTAATAACGGGCGATCAGCTCCCGGTTACGCCTGTACACATGCTCCTGCCGGCTGGTCTTGCCTCCCGCCGCCTGCACGGATACGCGGGTACGCCTGTGCCTGATGCCCTCGCCTTTGGTCTCAACGTCCAAATTCAATTCGTACTGCTGTTGCATGGAATCCAATTTTTTCAAATGCAAAAATATACAATCCATCCCACACTTCCCACCCTTTTCTGCATAATTATGCAAAACAACCCGTATATACAACCTCTGTATGTATCCAGTCCTCCATTTTTGCCCATGAACCAGTTGACAAAGGGTAGTTGACAGTTTAGGTCCCGGACAGATAACTCTCAACTGTCAATTGTCAACTCTCAACTAAAAACGCTGTTTTTATGTTACAAAAGTATAAGTTAATCAAGAGAAAGAACCTGGGGAAGGACAACGGGACGAACTCGAAGAAGTTCTATGCCCAAGCAGTGAACAACGGCTATGTAAGAAAAGCGTGAAGATAAGTCATGTCAAAATGACCCTAAAAAACATGAGATTCTAATAGTTGTGACATTTTTGACATGCTTTTTTCTTGGCACTTTTTTTGTTATTATATACTCAATAAATATTAATTAATAATTATAAAGATGGATAATATAGATTGGGGAGAAAAATTTGAACGTATTTTGACTTATAGTTTTGGCTATCCTAAAACGAGTATTTATTTTGCCAATTATTATACTCAATTAGAAAAAGTTAAGGCGTTATTGTTTTCTGTTTGTATAAAAGAAAGAAACATTTCTCCTGAAAAATATTCAATAGAGGAAATTGAGCAATTAGAAGATTTTGAAAAGAGATTGCTTGATAGTAAAAATTATAGCGTTGTAAAAGAGATAATTCTTTTTTTCAATAATCGGCTTTATTAAAAAAGTCCATCCTGATATATTGGGATGGACTTTTTTATTGTAAATGATTACTTTATTCGTTTACTTATCTTATTTTCATATAATATTATACATTCGAATAAATATTTAGCTACGACTGGATTCACGGCATTTCCAAGACATCCAACGCGGTGTGTCCAACCTCGAATCCCATCATTGATTCCAATATGTTCACGATCTGGCATTTCGAGAACCCTTTGAGCGATAGAAAATCCACAGTGTTGGTTTGATGGCGGGACAAATATGCCTTGAGCTTGGTTCCACTCTTGAAACCGCCCCGCTTGTCGTTTGACTTTGTTGGAGTAGGCAATAACGTACAACCTCTCCCTGCGATGGTCGAAACCAAAGTCGGCATTCGATAGACATTGCCATTCCGCATCATACCCGATTTCGGAAAGATCGCATAAGACCCGTTCGAATCCTCGAAAAAGGAGAGCTGTGCTGTTCTCAATGATGACATATCGAGGTCTAACTTCCCGTATAATTCTATACATCTCACACCATAATCCAGAGCGGCTTCCGTAGATACCCACACCACCTCCTGCAAGGCTGATGTCTTGGCATGGAAATCCTCCACTAATGACATCCACGTATCCCGGGTTTGAGAGTTGCTTGATATCTTCATGTTTTGTAGTTTTCGGAAATACTTTTTCTAAAATTCTTCGAGGATAGGAGGCGATCTCGCAGCTCCACAAGGTGTGAATGCCCACCCATTGGGCGGCCTGCTCAAAACCGCCTATTCCAGAGAAGAGAGAACCATGTGTCATACCTGCTTTTCCTTCCATTTTCGTTCCTGTTCCGTGATCCAGTCGTATATCTCCGGCCAAGTAGGAAGGCCGCCTACCTGCTTGTCGTCGATGTAACAGTGGGCGTAGACCTTGCGTGCGTCGTCGCCGTAGAGGGCGAGGTTCGCCGGCTCGTGGGCGTTGATACGGTCGAAGGGGATGCCTTGCTCCAGCATCCAGTTGATGGCCTTCTCCAGCCGCTCACCCCAGCGACAGGTCCACAGGATGAGATAATGGCCGTCGGCTTTCAGCTTGTTCATCACCTCCACGGCGTAGGGCTTCGGGGAGCCTATCTCTGGGTAGGTACCCATGCAGAGGGTACCGTCGAAATCAACAGCGATGATCATTCGTCACCTCCTCTTCCTCATTGATTATCTCCATCTCAAAGTGCATGATTGTCTTCAGAAAGAATTTCCCGTTTTTTCTAAATTCAGAATCCGAATCAATTACCAATGTTTCTTCAAGTTGGCATGCACGAGCCATTGTTTTATGAGCAATTTTACCAAGTGTTTGTGCATCTTTTATTTCGCAAATTGCTTTTATTATCTCATTTGTTGTCATTCTATTTTCGTTTTTAATTTGTGATTTAACTGTCAAATCTCCACTGTCAACTAAAACAGCGACGGTTCCTTTGATTCCTTCAGGTACTCCAGCAGGATGTAGTCTAACGGCTGCGTCTCCCAGTTGATGCCGGGGCGGTTCTTGTAAAGCGACTTGATCAGCCGGCGGCATTCGTCCGGCAGGAGGCCGGTGTCGAGCTTCGCTATCGGGAGGTTGATCCGGTCGAGGGTGAGGGTGGCGGCGTGCATGATCTTCGCGTTGCCTTTCCATACGCCCTTCAGGTAGATTTGCTTCACTGCGCCGATGGCGTTGCGAACCGGGTGGTGCAGGCGGATCGTGGTGAAGCAGGTGCAGTTCAGTTTGTTGTTGAAGTTCTCTTCAAATTCCAATCGTTCGTCCATGACTTTATAATATTTTCCTGTTTGTTGTTTGCATTTGAAGCAGTAGACCGTCCACTTGCTCGAAGTCCTCACCACCCGGCCGACGGTGGTACGGAAGCCGCAGGGACAGACGTAGATCCAGCGACCGGGGGTGAGGGTGGCGGTCTTTACTTTTTTCAATGGACAATTGACAGTTGACAATTGACAATTATTTGTTCGGTCATCCCGAATTGTCAATTGTCCATTGTCAATTGTCCATTCCTTCAGAGTCTGTTGAATGACGGTTCCAGCTTCTTCCATACGCCCATCTTGTCTTTCTCGAAGAAATAGAAGTTGGTGGCGGTCCCTTCGACCAGGTGCGACTCCTTGAACAGGTTCATGATGGCGGTGTATTCCGCGTCGCCGAACTGTTCCTCCAGCTCGTAGAGCTTCGAGATGGACTTGTAGTCGAGATCGCCGTACTTGTTGCGCTCCAGGAGCGTCATGGCGAGTTGGTACATCGGGTTCTCCTGTCCGTCCTCCTTGCCCTCGATCCACTGTTGCAGGAACTCGATCAGGCGCGAGGCGGCGGCATCGGCACGTTCGTCGAAGCGTTTCACCTTGTTTGATTTCACTTCAATGCGGAAGCAAC